TTATTTCCCCTCGTTCCGACTGTCCTCGGCTTGCAGAGAGTTCAGCGCCTCCACCAGCTTTTCGGTCGGAATCTGGGTATAGTGCTTCAGCGTGGTGGTGTAGTTCTTGTGGCGCATGATCTCCACAATGATCGCAGGAGCCACACCCTTGAGCGCCAGCTCTGTGCCCGTGCTGTGGCGGCTGGAATACGGCCGCACTTCCGGCCGGATCCCCAGATGTTCCTTCATAGTCTTGAACTGCTCATAGAACAGATCCTTGTTCATGCCTACTACCAGACCATCGGGCTTTTTGATGGTGGCGCACAGCTCACGCAGCACCGGCTCGATGAAGATCGGAAAAACGATCGGCACTTCCTTACGCTTTTTCGTTTTGAGGCCGCAGCCGATGATGGTGTTCGTCTCCCAGTTGATCATGGACGGCCGCAGCTTCAGCATCTCACCTGGCATCATGCCAGAATAGATCATCAGCAGGCACAAGCCGGCAACGCGCTCGTTGTCGCCCCAGGCCTTCCAGAGCAGTTCCACTTCCTTCGGATCCCAGGGAATGACCTCCTCGCCTGCTTGCTCAGGCATGGTCATCAGCTTGGTGGGATTGATCGTTACCAGGCCATCACCCATGGCACGCTGAAACAGCTTGCTCATCAGGTCGCGGACGTCCTTCGCCGGATCATAGGACAGGTCTGCGACGATCTTGTCCAGGTGGTCCAGGGATACCGCCGTGATCGGCATGCTGCCGATGGCCGGATTGATGCGCTTATTGTATGCGGTGCGGTAGGCCGATTGCGTGCCCTTGCCCAGCTTCAGCATAGCCGTCTCGCTGAAGGCGTCGTACATCTCGCTGACGGTTTTCACCATGATGGACGTGGGTTGCTCCGGCTCCACCCGCAGCTGGGCCAGATAGGTGTCCGCCTCTTTCGCCGTGGCAAAGCCTTCCTTGCGCTTGTAGATCCGCTTATTGACCTTTCGCCCGTCCGGCTGCTCGATGGTATCCCAGCCGATGGTCAGTTCCACCGCCCACTTCCCACGGTAGCGAAATACCGATCCGCTGCCATTGCCCCGGCCCCGCCGGCGGCTCTTTTTTTGTGTCGGAGCCTGCCGGGCACCGCAGTAGCAGCACAGGATCGCATCGTCCGGAAGGGTGCGGGCGCACTTTTTGCAGTCCATTCAGGTCACCTCGATTCATTCGCACACCGGATAGTCCTGGAGGTCTATGTTGTTCGCTTCGAGCATGGCTTTGTTGCTCTCTGCCACATTATCTTGATAAAAACCCAACTTCAAAAACTGATACTCTTGATCGACCATGACCGTCAGGTCGATATGTTCCCAGCAAGAGGAAATGCCCCAGCAATCATGCTGCTCTGCCATTTGGGGGACGGCTTCTCCGCCTTCCTCCAGTGAGGAAAGGCTGTACCAGCTGGTTCCCTGACCTGCAAGGGTAAGCTCCGTTACCTGGGCCACGCTCAAGGTAGGCTGTCCATACTCTTTGATAAGAGCACCCAGCAGCTTGGCATAATCAGCATGCGGTGCCTGTGTTTCAGCAAAGGTAATGATGACGGACACCAACTTATTGCTGTTTTCTTCTGCGTTCAACCATACATCGTGCATCGGCACACCCAGGAGCTTTTCCGATCCATCAAGCAAGATGTAATTCAAAGTATCATCTTCATCAGTCAAAAACCTGTCGATTGCTGCCTCGCCGGTAATACTTTCGGCGATTGAAACCGCATCTTCCAATGACATATCCCAGGTAATGCCCCACAGAAATGCCGCTGCATTTTCAGCCGTGGCGGCACCCACTACAAGAGCAAGCAGCAACACAAAAGCACATAGCCTCTTCATAAAGCATAGCCCTCATTTCTTGTGCGCCTGTAGAATAACCAGCGCATCTTCCCGGGCGCGATCGTCGGCGGCACGGTAGGCAGTCAGCATGGTGAACTCCGCCTCGGTAGTGACCATGCGGGCAGGATCTTCGTCACTCGCATTGCGAGAGACAATCTTTGTTTCGCTTGGAAACAGAAACTCTCCAAGTGACAACTCAAAGGCTGATGCAATTTTTCTTAACGCTTCAATAGTCGGTTGTCGTTCATTGCTCTCATATCGCTGCAGCGCACTTAGTGAAATACCAGCAATTTCCGAAAACTCCTTTTGGGTGTATCCAAGTTTGTTCCTGATTTCTCTGATAGATTGTCCATACTGAGCTTGCATTCTTCCACCCCTTTCGGAGGTAATCATAACATAAAACTTCCGTTTGGACAAGTTTTTTCTAAAAAATACTTGACAAAACCTCCATTCGGGTGTATTCTTTGTTTCGAAATACATCCGAATGGAGGTTTTTATGAGAGTCAACATTCCCCGCATCAAGCTGGAAATGGCACGGCAGCAGATGACCTCCGGCGAACTGAGCCGGAAGTCGCAGGTCTCCCACGCTACCATTTCCGCGATCCTGCACGGCAAAACGTGCACCCCCAACACACTGGGCAAGCTGGCCGCCGCACTGAACATTGATCCGGCAGAACTCACCGACCAATAAGAAAGGAGCCTCCCTATGAGACCCGCGCCCATCACCCTGGAAGAGATCGCCGGCATGGCTGGCGTGAACGTCCTGATACCCGCACAGGTGGCCTACGTGCTGAACTGCGACCCCTTCTACATCAATCTGATGTGCCGGACGCCCGAAAAGCGCGAAAAGCTGGGATTCCCCACCGTGTGCATCGGCCGCAATGTGAAGATTCCCCGCCTGGCCTTCCTCAAATTCATGGGGTATGACGGCCCCATCGCAAAGTGAGGTGATATGAATGATGAACAACGTCAGCCACCGCGGCCGGTGGATGTACAACCCCCTCGGACAGTATCAACCCCGCACCTGGTGGGAGAAGCTGCTCCGATTCCTGGATGAGCTCTTCCAGCCGCTGCTGCTTCCCGAAGGTCGTCGCAGGATCGACCCGGCGCAGCCCTATGGCCACTGGGCCAATGGATGGAGCCGCCCTGTGATACCGCAAAAAGAAAATGCCCGGTAAGCACTGGCATGCCTACCGAGCAAAGGGCGAATCGTTTGGCAACAATTCGCCTCGATCATACCACAGAAAGAGGTAAAACGCAATGACAAATCAGACGGAATCCCCCATCGCCACCGTTGGGCTGGACATGGCAGCAGACGTCGCCACGCTGACCCTGGAGAAGATCCAGGAAGGCCTGTGCGAGCGCTGCGGCGGTGATCCTGAGTTCTGCCACACACAGTGCGCCCGGCCCTGTGCCTTTGGGCTGCGGTTCATCGACTTGATGAAGGAACAGGCCACCACCCGCAAGCTGCCTGACTGGCAGGTACAGATGCAGCAGGAGGCCATCCAGCGCGCCCAGACCTGTCAGAAGTACATCAACGGCGGGCACGATGAAGCTACCGCTGCGCTGCTGGCGGGGTACAAGTCCACGGCCAGCTGGAACACCGCCAAGAAGAAGTACGCCGGGCAGCTCACCGATCTGCCGGCCATGAAGAAGGAGGAACCCAGGATGCACCGCTCTGTCCGCATCACCCAGGTATCCGGCGGCCTCGCCCGTTTCACCCTGACCGAGAACAATCTGGTGGTCATTGACGCCCCCGATATCCAGACCGACGGCAAAAACGCCTCCACCCTGCCCGAGCTGCGCATCTTCATGCGGGAGTTGCAGGACGCGCTGGAGATTCTTTCCGCATCTGTGGAGGAAACGTCCCATGAAGATTGACACCTGGCGCGTGCGGCCAGCTGAGAGCCTCGCCCTGAAGACGCTGGCCGGTATGGTGCAGCTGCTGACGGACGGCAGGACCATGGCCGCCCTGGACAAGCGCATCGACGCCGTGCCGCCCCTGCGCAAGGAGCTGGAAGCCGTGACCAGGCTCAGCGAGGATCTGCTGGCGCACCTGTGCCTCACCGTGCCCAGCGAGCAGCGCAAGTCGCTGGTGAAGCAGCTGCAATGGTCGGAGATCACCGTGGGTACCCGGTCGGTGGCCTCGGAGCCGGAATACTTCCTGATCCTGCTCAAGGACATGCAGCTGCTGACCGACTACGCGCTGCGGGCTGAGTGCTACCTGTGCGAAAAGTCCGAAGCAGAAGCCCACAAATGCCCCCTGCGCAAGGTGCTGGACAGCATCACCGTCCACGATATTCCCCGCGTGAAGGGGTGCAGCTACCGCGGCGCATCCATAGATGAAGCCCAACCCTGGCCTGAACCGACTGAAAAGGAGAATGCAAAATGAAGATCGATTTCACCCACGTCCGCTCCACCAAGACCTGCGAAGTCTTCCAGCATGGCGACAAGCCCGACATGATCTCCCTGTACCTGAAGAAGTCCCAGCTGCAGGATGCGGGCATCGACCCTGCCCGCGGCCTGACCGTGACCGTAGAGGAGGCCCAGCATGAGTGACCCCATCAAGATCGCCAGCCTGCAGCTGGAAAACGTGAAGCGCGTGAAGGCCGTGGCGCTCACCCCCACCCCCAACGGCCTGACCATTCTGGGCGGGCGCAACGGCCAGGGCAAGACCAGCGTGCTGGACTCCATCGCCTGGGCGCTGGGCGGCGACAAGTACCGCCCCTCCAACCCGCAGCGGGATGAATCGGTGCTGCCCCCGCAGATCAACGTAAAGCTCTCCAACGGGCTCATCGTGGAGCGCAAGGGCAAGAACAGCGCCCTCACCGTGACCGACCCACAGGGCCGCCGCTATGGCCAGACGCTGCTCAACGAGTTCGTGAACACCTTCGCCATCGACCTGCCCCGCTTCCTGGAGGCCAGCGACAAGGAGAAGGCCGAAACGCTGCTGCAGATCATCGGCGTGGGCGAGCAGCTGCGGGATCTGGAGACCCGGGAGCGTGACACCTACAACCAGCGCCACGCCATCGGTCAGTTGGCTGACCAGAAGGCCAAGTTCGCCAAGGAAATGCCCCTGCACGAAGGTGTGCCGGAAGCCCCCATCTCCGCCGGCGACCTGATCCGCCAGCAGCAGGACATCCTCCTTCGCAACGCCGAGAACCAGCGCAAGCGGGAGCGGCGCAGCTATTACAGCCAGCTGGTGCAGCAGCTTTCTTCCGAACTGGAGGAGATCACCCAAAAGCTGCAGGATGCTCAGGCCGATCTGGCCACCGCCGAGCGTGACGCCCTCGACCTCCACGACGAATCCACCGCCGAGCTGGAGGAGAACATCCTGCGCATCGATGAGATCAACCGCAAGGTGCGCGCCAACCTGGACCGCCAGAAGGCCATGGAAGACGCCCAGCAGTATGCCGACAGCTACAACAGCCTGACCGTGCAGCTGGAGAACCTGCGCCAGGCCAAGCGGGATCTGCTGAACGGTGCGAACCTCCCCTTGCCTGGGCTGACCGTAGAGGACGGCAAGCTGCTCTACAAGGGCCATGCCTGGGACGGCATGAGCTCCTCGGAGCAGCTGATCGTAGGCACGGCCATCGCCAGAGCGCTGAAGCCGGAGTGCGGCTTTGTGCTGCTGGATAAGCTGGAGCAGCTGGACACCATCACCCTGGACGCCTTCAACGTGTGGCTGAAGGAGCAGGGCTTGCAGGCCATTGCCACACGGGTCAGCCTGGGCAACGAGTGCACCGTGATCATCGAGGACGGCACGGTGGACGAACCGCCCGCATCATATCAGCCGAAATGGAAAGCAGGTGAATTTTGATGGAACTCATTCGCGGAAGGAAACCCGCGGCAGCCCTGAAGGTAGTGCTCTATGGGCCGGAAGGAATCGGCAAGAGCACCTTCGCCAGCATGTTCCCCGCCGCCGTGTTCGAGGACACCGAGGGCTCCACCGACCACATGGACGTGGTTCGTACCCCCAAGGCCCGCAGCTTCGCCGAACTGAAGCAGCACGCGCAGCACTTCATCCAGCATCCCAATCAGCTGGGCACCTATGTGGTGGATACCTTCGACTGGGCGGAGCGCCTGGCCACGGAGGATCTGCTGGCCAGCAAGCAGGTGCAGGGCATTGAGGACTTCGGCTTCGGCAAGGGGTATGTGTACCTGGGCGAAAACGTGGGCAAGTACCTGGACATGCTCACCGAGCTGAACAACCGGGGCGTGCATGTGGTGATCAACTGCCACGCCATGATGCGCAAGTTCGAGCAGCCCGACGAAATGGGTCAGTATGACCGGTGGGAGCTGAAGCTCTCCAAGAAGGTCGCCCCGCTGGTGAAGGAATGGGCGGACATGATCCTCTTCGCCAACTACAAGACCATCGTGGTGAACGTGGACGGTCAGGGCGCCACCAAGGGCAAGAACAAGGCCACCGGCGGCAAGCGGATCATGCACACCACCCATCATCCCTGCTGGGACGCCAAGAACCGCTTTGGTCTCCCTGATGAGCTGCCCTTCGACTACGGCCAGATCGCCCATCTGGTAGCCAACCCCGCGCCCTCCCAGGTGGGCAGTGCCCACACCCAATCCGCCGCAGGCTCCGCGCCGCCCGAGGTCTCGCCCGCGCCTGTTGTTGAGCCTCCGCCGCCTGTGCAGCAGACCGGGGACATCCCGCCCGCGCTGGCCGCGCTGATGGCTGCCAACCAGGTCAAGCCCGCCGAGATCCAGGCGGTGGTAGCACAGAAGGGATACTTCCCCGCTGACATGCCCATCGGCGACTACCCCGCCGACTTCATCCAGGGCGTGCTGATCGCCGCCTGGCCTCAGGTGGAAGCCGCCGTACTCGCCAACCGACAGAAACCCACACCATTCTAAGGAGGAAACAAGACCATGAGCGAATTCGACAACCTGACCCCCAACAACGGCTTCGAACTTGGCTGGGACCATGAGATCACCCAGGACGAAATGCAAAGCGTGCTCCTGCCCGAGGGCGACTACCCCTTCATGGTGGTCAACCTGGAGAAAGCCCGCCACACCCCCAAGCAGGGCGGCAAGCTCCCCGCCTGCAACAAGGCCATCCTGACCCTGCGCCTCACCCTGCCCGACGGCCAGACCGCCGACCTGCGCTACAACCTGTTTCTGCACTCCTCCCAGGAGTGGAAGCTGGGCGCGTTCTTCTACGCCATCGGCCAGAAGCGCAAGGGCGAACCCCTGCGCATGAACTGGGGCACCGTGATCGGCTCCACCGGCCGCTGCCATGTGAAGCAGCGCACCTACAACGGCAACACTTCCTGCGAGATCGACCGTTTCCATGAACCCAGCGCTGTCCCTGCTCCCGCTGCCTACCAGCAGCCCCAGAGCTACGCACAGCCCCAGGGCGGCGGCTTCACCCCCGGTAAGTTCTGATGAAATACGATCTTACCGGCCAGAGGTTTGGTAAGCTCACAGTCACTGCCCCTGCCGACATTAAGAACGGAAAACACTATTGGTTATGTATCTGCGACTGTGGCAAACAAACGCAAGTTCCGACCTACCGGCTTACTTCAGGCAAAACAAAGTCTTGCGGCTGCCTTGTGAAAAAACATGGCAAAACGCGTAAAGAACGCCTGTATAACATCTGGGTTGGAATGCGTCAACGCTGTCGAGATACACACGCCAAGGACTATCCGCGCTATGGCGGCAGGGGTATTTCTGTTTGTAGGCAATGGGACGACTACCTTTCATTCCGCAACTGGGCTTATCAGAACGACTATAACGATCATCTTTCCATCGACCGCATCGACTCCGATGGCCATTACTGTCCCGAAAATTGTCGCTGGGTTGATACCAAAGCACAGAACAACAATCTTCGCAGCAATGTACGCTACGAGTACAACGGGCAAAACATGACACTGGCAGAATGGGCTGCGGCCCTAAACATTCGCTACAGTTTGCTCGTTCAACGCAGAAGGCGCGGTTGGTCTTTTGAAAGAATGATCTCCGAAGGAGTACAGAAAAAGAATGTTCGAACTTAGAGCGTATCAAGAAGAAGCCCGCAAAGCCGTCTGGGCTGAATGGGATGAGAAGGGCATCAAGAACACGCTGCTGGTGCTGGTCACCGGCGGCGGCAAGACCATCATCTTCTCCAAGATCATCGAGGATTGCGTCCGGCGGGGCGAGCGTGTCCTGGTGCTGGCACACCGGGGCGAACTGCTGGAGCAGGCAGCCGACAAGCTGGCCCGCTCCACCGGATTGCAATGCGCCGTGGAGAAGGCGGAGCAGACCTGCATGGGCTCATGGTTCAGGGTGGTAGTTGGCAGCGTGCAGACCCTTCAGCGGGAGAAGCGCCTCGCCCAGTTTCCGGAGGACTACTTCGACGCCATCATCATCGACGAAGCCCACCACGCCCTGGCCGATGGCTATCAGCGTGTGCTGGAGCACTTCCCCGCCGCCCGTGTGCTGGGTGTCACCGCCACCCCTGACCGGGGCGACATGAAGAACCTGGGACAGGTGTTTGAGTCCCTGGCCTATGAGTACACCCTGCCCCGCGCCGTGCAGGAGGGCTATCTGGCGCCCATCAAGGCGCTGACCGTTCCGCTGAAGCTGGACATCAGCGGCGTGGGCATCCAGAACGGCGACTATAAGGCCGGAGAAGTGGGCACCGCCCTGGAACCCTACCTGCACCAGATCGCCGAGGTGATCGCCCGTGAGTGCGCCCAGCGCAAGACGGTGATCTTCCTCCCCCTGGTGAAGACCGCCCAGAAGATGCGGGACATCCTGCGCAGCCACGGCATGAAGGCCGATGAGGTCAACGGCGAATCCCCCGACCGGGCGGAGATCCTCGCCCGCTTCGACCGTGGGGAAAGCAACGTGCTATGCAACGCCATGCTGCTCACCGAGGGCTGGGACTGCCCCAGCGTGGACTGCATCGTGGTGCTGCGCCCCACCAAGCAGCGCGGCCTGTACTGCCAGATGGTAGGCCGAGGCACCCGCCTCCACCCCGGGAAGGATCACCTGCTACTCCTGGACTTCCTGTGGCACACGGAGCGCCACCAGCTGTGCCGCCCCGCTCACCTGGTAGCCAAGACCCCGGAGGTCGCCCAGAAGATGGTGGAAAACCAGGAAGCCGCCGCCGGACAGCAGCAGGCCATGGACATCATGGAGGAAGTGGAGAAGGCCGAGAGCGATGTGGTCGCCCAGCGCGAGCAGGCCCTGGCCAAGCAGCTGAACGAAATGCGCCGCCGCAAGCGCGCCCTGGTGGATCCCCTGCAATTCGAGATGAGCATCGCCTCGGAAGACCTGGCCGGGTATGTGCCCACCTTCGGCTGGGAGTGCGAGCCGCCCAGCAAGAAGCAGCTGGAATCCCTGGAGAAAATGGGCATCAACCCCGATGAGATCGAGAACGCCGGCAAGGCCTCGCTGCTAATGTTCAAGCTGAACCAGCGCAGAGCCAGCGGCCTGACCACCCCCAAGCAGATCCGCTTCCTGGAGGGGCGCGGCTTCCAGCATGTAGGTCAATGGCAATTCAGCGACGCCAAGCGGCTGATCGACCGCATCGCCGCCAACGGCTGGCGGGTCCCGCACGGGATCGTGCCCGGCACCTACAAGCCGGAGCCTGCAAAGACTGCCGCGGAAGGAGGTCTCCCATGGTAAATTCCCGACTGACCGAAGCCCAGAGACAGCTGGCAGAGCAGCACCTGCCGCTGGTGCATTACATCATCCACAGATATTTCCCCCATGTGCGCTTCTGCGACTATGAGGACTACGTGCAGATCGGCGCCATCGGTCTGTGCAAGGCCATCAGCCGCTATGATCCCAGCAAGAGCAAGCTCTCCACCTACGCCTGCTGGTGCATCCGCTCCGCCCTGCATGACTACGAGCGTGACGCCCGCGCCGCATGCCGTGACGTCCGCAAGGAGGTGTGCCGTGTCGAGGATCTTCCCATCGGCTGCGCACTCGCCTCCTGTGAAACGGTGGAGACCATGGCCATGGCCGATGAGATCATGTCCAGCATCCGCAATCTGCCGCTACAAGACAGGCAGATCATCTGCCTGCGCATCGCCGGCTATTCCCAGCGGCAGATCGCCCAGCGCATGCAGCTGAGCCAGGGATGGGTATCCAAGCGGATGAGCGCGATCCAGCAGAGGCTCAGAAGGGAGGTGGGCGCGTGAAGACTGTTTTCGACCAGATGAAGGAGATGGGCTCTGATAAGATCGTTGCCGACTTCAAGGTGAAACAGCAGCAGGACTATGCTTTCAAGAAGCAGTACGCCGAGCTTCGCGCCAGGGAGTTCTACGAACACCCTGAGATCAACGGACAGGCTTATGTGGCCGTGGGTGGGCTGGACAGCATCACCCTGTTTCTCTTCCTGCGCTCCCTTGGCATTGATGTGCCGGGTGTGTCGGTCTCTTCCCTGGAGGACAGGAGCATCCAACGGGTACACAAGGCCCTGGGCATCACCCGGCTGAAATCCGCCCGGAAGCCTGACGGCAAGCCCTGGACAAAGCCGGAAGTCATCAGGACATTCGGCTGGCCCATCATCAGCAAAGAAGTGGCCGGCAAGATAGCTCTGCTGCAGCATCCAACCGAGGAAAACGCCACGGTGCGCCATGCCATCATTACCGGCGAAACAGGCGAATATGGCGGCTTCCAGACCGGGAGCCGGATGCAGCTGAGCTACCGCTGGCTGAAGCTGTTCGGCGGCAGCGATCCGGAAGGCGCGGCGCTGGGCTACAAGGCAGCGGATATACAGGTATCGGACAAATGCTGCTACTACCTCAAAGAAAAGCCCTGCAACGACTACGCCAAAGAGACGGGGCGCTATCCCTATATGGGCTTGATGGCCTCCGAGGGTGGACGCCGACAGAAAGCGCTGATGCTCCACGGCTGCAACTACATCAGCCCAGGCACTAAGCGCAGCTGCCCCTTCGCCATCTTCTACCGCACAGACCTCCTGCGTCTGGCCCTTGAAATGGACGAGTGGTATCAGGAGCATTGGCAGGAGTTCTCCGACATCCACCTGGATTCGATCATTCCCAGCGTGTACGGCGAGATCCGGGAGGTGGGCGGAAACCTGATCACCACCGGCGCACAGAGGACCGGCTGCAGCTTGTGTGGATTTGGAATCCACATGGAAGCGCGGCCGCACCGCTTCGACAGGCTCTATCAATCCAACCCGAAGGAATGGCGCTTCTGGATGATCGACATGGGGCTGGGTAAGGTGCTGGACTATATCGGCGTACCGTGGCAGCCGCAGGTGTCCATGTTTGAGATGATGGAGGGAGGTGAACAGCTGTGACCTACCAGCAGTTTCTTGAATCTAAGATGGCGGTCGCGCCGGAGAGCGGCTTTGAGGTAGATCCCGAGTACATCAGCCCTGCTCTTAAACCTCACCAGAGGGACGCGGTGGCATGGGCCGTGAAGGGCGGCAAGCGGGCGCTGTTTGAATCCTTCGGTCTGGGCAAGACCATCCAGCAGCTGGAATACTGCCGGCTGGTGGTGGAACGTGAGGGCGGACAAGCGTTGATCGTATGTCCCCTGGGCGTGAAGCAGGAGTTCATCCGTGACTCCCGTGAGGTGCTGGAGTGGCGGAAACCCCCGGTGTATGTGCGGAGCATGGCGGAGATCAAGGCCACCGATGCGAAGGTGCTGATCACCAACTATGAGCGGGTGCGTGACGGTGACATCGATCCGGCGTACTTCACCGCCACCAGCCTGGACGAAGCCAGCGTGCTGCGCTCCTTCGGCAGCAAGACCTATCAGACCTTTCTGGATAAGTTCAAGGGCGTGCGGTATAAGCTGGTATGCACCGCGACGCCCAGTCCCAACAGGTACAAGGAGCTGATCCACTATGCCGGGTACCTGGATGTGATGGACACCGGGCAGGCGCTGACAAGGTTCTTCCAGCGTGACAGCACCAAGGCCAACAACCTGACGCTGTACCCTCACAAGCAGGAGGAATTCTGGCTGTGGGTGAGCACCTGGGCGCTGTGCATTCAGCGCCCCAGCGACCTGGGGTACAACGATGAGGGGTACAACCTGCCGCCGCTGGATGTGCGGTATCATGAGCTACCGGTAGACAACACCGACGCCGGCTTTGACAAATTCGGCCAGGGCAAGCTGCTGCGTGACGCCGCGCTGAGCTTGAAGGACGCCGCCCGGGAGAAGCGTGAGAGCATCGCTGCCAGGGTGTCCAAGGCCAAGGAAATTGTGGAGAGTGACCCGGAAGCGCACTTCATCCTCTGGCACGATCTGGAGGACGAACGTCATGCCATCAAAAAGGCTTTGCCGGAGGCTGTGGAGATCTACGGCAGCCTGGACATTGACCTGAGGGAGCAGCGCATCATCGACTTCTCCGAGGGGCTCACCCGGCTGCTGGCCACCAAGAAGGAGATCTCCGGCAGCGGCTGCAACTTCCAGCGGCATTGCCACCGCGCCATCTTCGTGGGTATTGACTACGAGTTCAACGACTTTATCCAGGCCATCCACCGCATCTACCGCTTTCTCCAGACGGAGCAGGTCATCATCGACATCATCTACATGGAGAGCGAGCGGGAGATCCTCAAAGCCCTGCAAGCCAAGTGGGAGAACCACAACGCTATGCAGGAGAAGCTGGCGGGGCTGATGCGGCGGCATGGGCTGAACAACCAGAGCATCATCAAGCGCATGGAAAGGAGTATCGGCGTGGAGCGCATGGAAGTCACCGGGAACCACTACCGGGCAGTTCTCAACGACACCATCGAAGAGACCGCCCGCATGGAGGAGAACAGCGTGGATCTGATCGTGACCAGCATTCCCTTCTCCAATCACTACGAGTACACCCCCAGCTACAACGACCTGGGCCATAACGAGGACACGGAGAAGTTCTTCCAGCAGATGGACTACCTGGCGCCGTCCCTTTTGAAGGTGCTGAAGCCTGGCAGGATCTTCGCCTGCCACGTGAAGGATCGTGTGCTCTTCGGCAGCCAGACCGGCACGGGCATGCCCACCATCGAACCCTTCCACGCCCTGACCATCGAACACTACATGAAGCATGGCTTCCAGTACATGGGCATGATCACCGTGGTGACTGATGTGGTGCGGGAAAACAACCAGACCTACCGCCTGGGCTGGACGGAGCAATGCAAGGACGGCAGCAAGATGGGTGTGGGCTGCCCGGAGTACATCCTGCTGTTCCGTAAGCTGCCCACCAGCCGGGAGAAGGCCTATGCCGATACCCCCGTCATCAAGGAAAAAGAAGAGTACACCCGGGCGCAATGGCAGATCGACGCCCACGCCTACTGGCGTTCCTCCGGCGACCGCATGGTGACCAAGGATGAGCTGACCCGCGCCCCGGTAGACAAGCTCCAGCAGCTGTACCGCCAGTACAGCCGGGACAGCGTATACAGCTATGAGGAGCACGTAGCCCTGGCCAGGAAGCTGGACACGGAGGGCCGCTTGCCCGCCACCTTCATGGTAGTGGCTCCGGGAAGCTGGACGGATGAAGTGTGGGACGATGTGAACCGCATGCGGACGCTGAACAGTAAACAGGTGCAGGGTGGACGCCAGATGCACGTATGCCCCTTGCAGCTGGATATCGTAGACAGGTTGATCACCCGCTATTCCAATCCCGGCGAAACAGTATTCGACCCCTTCGGCGGACTGATGACCGTGCCGGTGGAGGCTGTACGGCTGGGGCGGGATGGCATCGGTACCGAGCTGAATCCTGATTACTTCCGGGATGGTGTTGGGTACCTGCAAGAGGTGGATGCGCAGCGGGATGTGCCCACGCTGTTTGACCTGATCGACGGCAACCGAAAGGAGAACGAACAATGATGCAATCCCGTTCCGTTTACATCGCCGGCAAGATGACCGGCCTTCCCGATAAGGGCCGCAGGATGTTCATGCAGGCCGAACAGATCATGACCGAATTCGGATGGAACGTTCTCAATCCGGCGAGGCTGCCGGACGGACTGCCCGGTAATAAGTACATGCCCATCTGCATGGCCATGGTCAACGCCGCCGACATGCTGATGCTTCTCCCGGGCTGGGAGACTTCCCCTGGTGCGCAGCTGGAAGCACAGTACGCCACCTATCAGGGTATCCCGGTGCGCGTGGTGGAGAGCCTTATTCCCTTCAGGGCGCATACACTTTGCGACATCGCAAAGTATTAAGGTTTTCACAAAAGTGAAAATCGCAGCCGCATGAAAATGCGTTCAAAGGGTTTGGGGTGCTCCCCAACAAGCGGCAACAAATGCAATTATGGATAGCCATAAGCATTGCTTGCTACGTTGCATGTGGCCACGAATACACTGCTTGCAGTGATTATGGTGCCCCACATGCCTTGCTTGCCAGTAGTTTGTTGGATCTACACCTCAAGCCCTTATGTTGAAGGAGGATGATGCGTTTTGAAAGGCCCACGATTATGGTCACAGACAAGAATGCCCGAAGCCATCGTGCCGCTGCCGGAGAAAAGAGAAGTCTTCGATTCCTTCGCTGATATGTTCGACAGTGAATTTGTTGAACCCGAATGGAAGATCAACTTCTTGTGGACGGTCGCGCAATTGAAAACGCTGAACGGCATCACCAAGAAAGATCTTCACGCAGCGATCAGATGGCTGATTGACACTTATGAATTCTGATGGAGGTAATAACAATGAACAACATCATGGAGATTCTTGACAAAATGCAGTTCTTCGGAGGTCAGCGCGCCGGACGTGAACTGTGGGAGAATAAGCCAACGGATGTGCAGAACACCGACATTGAAGCGTTCAACAAAGACATCGAATCCATCCGAGACTACATTCAGCAGCTGGAACGTGAAAGGAATGCGGCGGTGACTGACATTCGCAATTCTCGGAACTGCTGCAGATTCTGCAAGTATGATGATGGTATGTATTGCAAGAGCACTCCGAAGCCATTGGATCATAGCTGCTTTGAATGGCGCGGAATAACGGAGGCCACCACATGACCCACTACGACTATCACGAACTCCTCGCCCACATCGATCCAGCACGCTGCTCCTATCAGGAGTGGGTGGACGTGGGCTTCGCCATCCACTATGAGGGCGGCTCCTGGATGGAGTGGGACGAATGGTCCCGCCGCGATCCTGCCCGCTACCATGAGGGCGAATGTCAGAAGAAGTTCCGCTCCTTTGGCAGCGGCTCGGCCAAGATCACCGGCGGCAGTCTGGTGGCTCTCGCAAGGCAGCAGGGCTGGGAGCCGCCCTACACCGGACGGGAGCTGGCCTGGGACGACACCATCACCGACGACCTGATCGTGGTGGATAAGAACTGGGTGGGGCACCGTGAGGTGCGGGAACCCACCGACGCCGAATGGGATCCCCGCCAGCAGCTGATCACCTATCTGGAGGCGCTGTTCGACTCCACCGACAAGGTGAGCTACGTCACCGAGGTATGGGAGAAGGAAGGGCGCTACATGCCCAGCAAGGGCGCCAGCGACCGCACGGCAGGCGAGTTGATCCAGCTGTTGCACCGGTGCAGCGACATCTCCGACGTCATCGGCACGGTGAACGAGGAAGCCGGCGCCTGGGTGCGGTTCAACCCCATGGACGGCAAGGACGTGCGCAACGACAACGTGACCGCCTACAACTACGCCCTGGTGGAATCCGACAGCCAGGACATCGAGCGACAGTACGCCCTGATGACTGAGCTGCAGCTGCCCATCAAAATGCTGGTGCACTCCGGCGGCAAGAGCCTGCACGCCATCGTGCGGATCGAGGCGGGTACCTACGAGGAATACCGCAAGCGGGTGGACTACCTGTACACCGTGTGCCGCAAGAACGGCCTGGAGATCGACGCCCAGAACCGCAACCCCTCCCGCCTCTCCCGCCTGCCCGGTGTGATGCGCAAGGGCCGCAAGCAGTTCATTGTGGCGCAGGATCTGGGGCAGCCCAGCTTCGCCGCCTGGCAGGAGTGGATCGAATCCGTCACCGATGACCTGCCGGAGTTTGAGTCCTTCTCCAGCTTCTACGATGACTTGCCGCCCCTCTCCGATGAGCTGATCGAGGGCGTGCTGCGCCAGGGGCACAAGATGCTGCTCTCCGGCCCCAGCAAGGCGGGCAAGTCCTTCGCGCTGATCGAGCTGACCATCGCCATCGCCGAGGGCATCCCCTGGATGGGGCGCCGCTGCTGCCAGGGCAAGGTGCTGTACATCAACCTGGAACTGGACCGCCCCAGCTGCATGCATCGTTTCCGGGATGTGTATGACGCGCTGGGCGTGACGCCCAGGGGTCTTCACAACATCAGCATCTGGAACCTGCGCGGCAAGTCCCTGCCCATGGATAAGCTGGCCCCGAAGCTGATCCGCCGCGCACGCAAGGATGGGTACCTGGCGGTGATCGTGGATCCGATCTACAAGATCCTCACCGGCGACGAGAACAACGCCGAGCAGATGAGCCTGTTCTGCAATCAGTTCGACCGG